AGGTATAGCTGTCATAATGGAAGTGAGGCTTGACAAAGATGACGGTCACAGTAATTCAATAACCTTAACTATCCCTGCTGTGAAAATAGTAAACTTTAATAAAAACCTCAACGAGTTCCACACATAGCTAGAACCTAAACGATATAACTGAGGTTTGCCAGACTCAAAATCCACATCTTTAGCTACCTTTGCCGCCAAAGATTCAGGCATATGACTCCTAAGTTCTTTGTATAAGCTAACTCTGCGTTCTGCCCTATTTAGCCATCCCGGTTTAGGGGTGACATATGACCGCTTACCTCGTTCCAGATTCATAAACTCAACAGGTCTATCTATATCAGGATTCGGATAACGATTTCTATCTCGCCTGATAACGGCAGAATCGTAAGCTAGTTCTTCCTCTTGTTCCTCCTTATCGGTAGGCCAACCGCCTTGTAAACCTGCCCACCTGCCCTGCCCGTTCTCACCTATCCAAACACATGGCGAATCCACAAAGTCAGAAACGTTAGTAGCCTTTATCTCATACTTAATGCCAATAGGAGTCACAACTAGCTTAACCCCTTTTGTCTCCATTCTATCAATAGAGAATAGTGTACCATTACAGCTTCGGTCAGTTGTAGGACTAAAGCGGTTTTCCGTCTCAGCCATTTTGTGAACTTGCCTTACCTCATCCTCTGTAAACCTACTCATTTTTACCTTTCTTGTGTCCTCTGCGCTTGACTATTATGTTATTAGCTTTCTTTCGTTCAAACCTTACGAATCCCATTGGTACACCTGGATGTACATCATTACTCAAAAACTTCTCATAAGGTAACTCATCCCAAAAGTCTATCATACCCTCGAAGTTATAAGCGGCTGTAATGTCATCGCAAATGACAAGTGCTATATCAGAGAGCAAGGGACTATATAGCTCCCACTCCCTTCTAACATACTTGCCATCGTGCCATGCATCAATGAAAATTATATCTAGTGGCTTGTCTACCGCTTTAACTATGTCTATTGCGTCCCAACTCCACATGTTAATATAAGTTAGATTAGGTATATAGCCAGCCGCCTCAATACAGAGCTGTTGTGCTAGTTTGTCCTCTCGATGAATGTCAATAGTGATTACATCAGAATCGGGATTACCAAGCGCAAAATGACTAGCAGCTATAGCCCGCCAACTTCCCAACTCTACCACAAACTCAGGCTTAAGCTGTTGCGCTATACGGTAGAATAGACGATAGTAGGGATTCGTATGGCCGATGATAGCTACTTGCTCATCATATCTGGCATCAAGCCAGGGGTTGCCGGTAGGGACTTCGGCAAGGGATTCATCAACTAACTTGCGAATGTCGGATAGGGTAAAATTATTCATTACTCCTCAATTGGTACTATATCATTCTCACTAATGTTGAATCCCTTACGTATATACATAATATAATTTCTAGCATCCCATAGCAATTCAACTAAATCAGATTCATCTTCAGGTAAGCCAGCATGCATCAAGTCATGCCATTCCATGTACAATCTTCTAGCTATATCAGCATCACTATTACGATTCTCTTGGAATTGCGGGTTGTACATTAGTCTTTATCCAACGTCTGTAAAAATGCTTGCATCCCACTTAAACTTACCAGTAATAAAAACAAGTCACCATAATATGTAGGCCATACTAACATAGGAAAGATGAATAGCGAGGTCCATATGCCGATACAGAATGGACATGAGATACCTTCAGCTAGATTGTGCCACTTGCCAAAATATCTATCGCTTATCTTTAGGCTATTGTCCATTGCATCAACTAGACTTGCCTCTTCCCATGCTTTGTCCTTTACCCAGTACCGTATCCGCTTAAATACAAAGAATGGCCCATCATCCAACGCAATGAGACGCGCTAGACGGTAGATTGCGAAGATAGCTAAAACGTATCTAAAGTATTCATTCATCGCATGTTCACAGCAAAGATGACATTCAAGCAAAAGCCGCCGACTAGAAATATGAATACCAACAGAATGATATTCTGTAGTAAAACTTCAAGCCACGTTGACTTTTTAGGTAGTGGCACAATGCGGTACTCGCCATTGATAGGTAGCATTATGAGTTTAGGTAGCGATTTCTTTGACATAACTCCTATCCCACTTTAAGGCTTGCAATAACTCAGGACGCAATTCATATTTAACCTTGCCGACGTGATACTTTAGAATTGCTGGTAAGTTGTATGGGGATTCCATCTTAGTCCAGTCTGGATCATTTAATGCCGTAGTTAGCCATTGGGATTCACTCATTCTAGGTTGCTGCTTAGTTACCCAATCAAAGTAAGGGATGTCTGGTTCTTCATGCCAGAATGGTGCATGCATACGCCGGCGCTCAGGTATATTGTCCCTGAAGCCACCAAGTAAGCTAACGTCGGTTATCATCTCGTTAACGTAAGGCTTGATGCCATCCTGCCCTAATTCTCCCCACTGAGGGAACATCTCACCACCATGATTAGAACAGATTTTAGCATCCCACATGCGAGTGGTATTCATACCGTCACCGTCAAACTCGAAGTTGTTTTTACCTTCATTTAAGCCAATACCCCGTATGCCTACACGATGCACAAGTTGGGGAAACCACTTAACATATTGGAAGTTATTAGCGTACTGGATGCGCCAGAAGCTTAAGTCAAACTCACCACGCTCAAACCTTTGAGCCATTAGCTTAAGTAAGTCCTCATGCCATATTTCGTCGGCTTGCCAGTAGAGAACGTTATCGTGGTGACACATAGCTATTAAGTCGTTGGCGAGTGTAGCGAATACATTGGCATCGGTAAAGGGGAAGCTACCCATAGAGATAATACTGACTTTCGAGTTATGTCTGGATATGTCGTATAAAACTTCGAGTGTACCGTCATCACTTCCCAGGTCCATGATAATCATTTGGTTGACAAGTGGTAATAGCGAAGCCATTGACTCAGGGAGCATGAAGGCTCCCTTGAAGGTATTGCGGATAAAGCAGCAAGCCGATACGGGATAGGTCACTTTATACCTAGCAGGGCACTATATAGCAATTTGGCTAATGGTTTATTGCTACTATTAACAATATTAACTGCTTCGTTAAATGTGTCATTGTCTAGGTAATCATATAGACAACCATATATAATCTTAGACCTTATCAACTTCATTTCATCTGAATCACCAATCTCTACCCTTTTAGCCCTACTCATTGTAGTTATGGCGTTATGACAATCGCTACATAGTGATACTAAGTCTTGGGATAGTTCGCACCCTACTCTGTCATAACTGAGATGATGCACCTCAGTTGCCCCAAGTTCTAAACAAGACTGACAGAGATACTTATCTCGCTCTAATATCTTTTGTCTCTTCACTTCCCATCTTTTACTAGATAAATATATCTGGTACTTGTCCCACCAAGCCAAGTTTAGAAAGTTCGATAAGGTACTATCTACATCGGAATTAAAAGGGTCACTAGTTATGTTTTGCCTAGCACTTTTTTCTGCTTCTCTTGTTCGGTATTCTGCAAGTTGTCTTTGCTGTCTATAGTAAGTCACTTAAGTACCTTTAGCCCTTCCTCTACACTTCTCAACCTTATCCCTAATCCGTGTATCTTATCCAGCTTGAATGTCGTATCTACCGGCCTAATCGCTTTTAGATTCAACTTATCACTGGATATAGGTTCAACCAAGCCAATATCATAACCCCACTCAGTAGCTATCTTTAAGCCGAAGTGGTACAGACTCATACGGTCATCACTCGCCACATGGTAAATTCCCATGCCTATATCCGGCTGAATCAATCGCCAGATAGCTTGTGCTACATCCAGGGCTAGTGATGGTTGCCAGTAGGTATCATCAACTAGCTGAACAATTTCGCCTCTACCTAGCTTGTCCAGGATGGCCGTAAACCAATTACCTCTACCCCCTGGATAGGGATAGCCATATAGGAGAAAGGGCCGGATGATAAGCCAGTTACGGGAATCTTGGACAATGTGCTCAGCTTGCTTTTTAATCATCCCGTAAGCATTCACGGGGTTTCTGGTATCACCTTCTTCATACGGTGGATAGTCGCCACTAAAGACAGCGTTAGTGCTTATATAGACGAATAAGGCTCTGGCGTCTTGTGCAGCTTTTAGCACATTCCCAGTACCTAGAACATTAACCGCTTCGGTCTCTTTGTAGTGGGATTCAGTGTAGTCTACACTGCCAACCGCTGCACAGTGGATAACAATATCAGGCTTAGTGCGTTCAAAGATGTAGGCGACTTGTGACTTATTGCAGATGTCTAAATGGTGCATTTGTAAGCCAACATAGTTAGTATACCAAGTGGATTCTAGGGTGACGTTATCGGGTTTAGATTCAAGTAAATGTTTACCGAGTAGGGAACTACCCCCAGTTATAAGTACTCTCATTCTTCTGTATTTACCCTTGCAATACCCGTGGCTTGCTTGAGTCTATTGACATAGTTCTGAAGTGCATTGATGTAAAAACCACCTTCGATAAAAGCCCTTATAGCCATAAATGTAGGTGATAAGTCACTACTATCTCTTAGTTCTGGATGCATCCTAAACATATCAACACTTGTTTCGCCATCTAGCATTCGCTGAAGTTCATAGATAGTTGAGTATTCGGACTGAGATAATTCTACGATATAATTACCCTCATTAGTCCGTCCAATATCCTTCATTTACGCCTCTTATTCCCATACGTCACAATCACTCTCCCCTTTAACTTACCTTCAATTTCAACCACTTCATACTTGGCTAACAACTTAGTCTCAGTAGAATCCTTTAGCTTGCCGATGTGACCGAGTGGATAGAGGATGTCAGAGGGAAGGTCAAATATTTGGCCGACTTTCATTTAACAATATCCCATATCTTTTTTCGTAACTCTGATTTTGCCAATTCAACTGCCCCCCATAAATCAGGATTCGAGATATGAGGCTTAACTTTAATGACACCCTTTATCATACGAATTGCATCTATAATGGGTTGTGCATCATCCTCTCGAATATCACCCTCTAGTAAAACTGTTATCGCAAAGTATCTATCAGTCATATGCCATACTCGCTATAATTCATCTTATATGTACCATCTTCATTTAATCTATTGTGGTGAAAGTACCTATATTCAGGGGGTAACACATAGCGATACTTGCCCGTAGCCTTGCAATAGTAGTGTATCCTGCCTTCCAGCATGGCATGGTATTCGGGCATCTCTGGATAGTCTCTAGGGTTGCCACTATACCCAGGTTGGTTAAAGTCTGCCTCTCTAAACTCACTTGTTCTTGCCATGAACATTTGCTGAGAGATAACTTGTGTCTTGCGTTCTGATTCACCATCGTTAGGGCTAACAATAAACACATCGGGATTAGCTGATAGAATCTCAATACCCCTGCTTACCCAACTATCAGGTTGCCTAATCATCCAACAATCATTGTCGGCAAATACGATATAATCAGCACTAGAACGCATAACAGCCGCGAGGTGATTAACGGTGTGATTCTTCCAAGTGTGCGCCTTGTCAGTAGGACTAATGTATTGAGGCTTATCTAGGTTAATATCGAATGCTCTTAGAACATTATCTAGGTCATTTATTATGTACATGTTTAATGGGAAGTCACAATCAATAAATATAGGATTGTCATAATCAAGAGGTTTACATAATTGATGGATGATGATAGTCTCATTGAATGGATAGTTGTTAGATTCAACTTGTAATCGCAATTGGCCGGGTGCATGTAGCCGGTAGGCATCTTTGGTATAGCAAAACGTGGCGAAGTCAACGGTTGTCATTTAACCTCAAAGTCACTCGTAGATATTGGATTGATACCTAAAGCTACTTGCATTTTAAGCATCTTGCCTGGATGGTCTTCTGATAAAGAGATGTGCTCTAATGTGTTTAGAATACTAGCCATCTTAGCAATGATAACCTTTGCGTTATGTCCATCTGTACCATGTTCAAATTGATTGAGATAGACGATACTAAACTCAATCTCTTTACGCTGTCTTTCGTTAAAGCTATTTAGCCAATTCATCTGTAACCCCCATCTTTATCATTTCCTGCCTAGCCCATTCCTTCACGTGCTCAGGCCGATAGTCCGTAGTATAGATATTGGATTTACGCACATTACAACCCACATCTAACGGTTGGATATTGTCTATGTAAGTCGTGCCCCCTCGACTAGCCGGTATGATATGATCTGGCGATAACCGTCCCTCTTTCCCACATCTAACACATTTATTGTTACATAATTCACATAGTTGTTTCCATTGCTCAGGGGTGAAGTAACCCACACTGGCCTTGCGCCGTTTGCCAATGCGGTATTGAACTGTTTTAGGGGATTGTCGGTAGTATGCGCCCCACTTCACGACTCGCTCCTATCTATCCTGGTAATTCTATCATGACAAGTAGAACATATTGAGACAAGTTCAAATAGTGGTTCATTAAAAGCATGTCTATAGGTTAGGTGGTGTACCTGAGTAGCATGATGTTCTAGACATGCTTGGCAAGTATGATTATCTCTGTCCAGTACCTTCCACCGTCTAGCTTTCCATTCTGGTGATTGTAGATAAGCGTTATACCTTGTCCACCATTCTTCATTTCTAATTTGCATAAGGTCACTATACTGTTTACGCCTCTTCTCTTGATAGTCACTCTGCAAATCATAGTCAAATGGTACAAGGTTATCTGGCCCTAGATTCAATGGTATCTTAATAGCCTGGGTTGACCTACCGCAATTAAGACATTGCTTGACGTAGATACGACGCGAATCGCTTGCTACCTTATATCGTATTTGTTCTTCAACATGTTTACATTCATCTACAGCAACTTGGTAGTTTATCATATACTTACCTCGTACCTAGTCTTACCTACTAATGGCAATAAGATAACCGGTATATTCAGCGGTGTACTTGTCCACTGCCAGCAAGCTTGCTGTAATCTATTCTCTTCTTCTATCTTACTAATCTCGACAGGTTCGGTAAAGTGTTCCGCTACCATTAAGCTACGTGACTCGCCCCATATCTCACTTTGGTTTTGTTTGCGCTGCCAGTAGTTATCCCTAAAGTTATTGGAGCAATCCCAAAGATAGCCAGCGTCAGGGGATAGGATATAAACAGGAAAGTCAGGTAAGTTTGTCGGGTGAATATGGTAACTCCCTTCACCTTTAGGAAAGATACGATGTACAGGGATAGGATATTGTCTCACCTTTTGGAAGTTGCATTCAACCTGTAACCGCCATACGCCAATATGCCAGTAACCCCGCTCAATAGCCCATAGTGCTTCGCTTAACAGATTATCGTCGTATACCTCATCAGCCTCAAAGAAGATAATTATGTCTCCCCTGCACTCGGTATGCTTAAGGAAAGCGCGAGGCGTAGTATCTCTGCCATCCCAGGAGGAGGTGAGTACCTTGTCACATAGTTTGTCAAGTACGCTGTAGGTTCTATCGGTAGATTCAATGTCAACGGCGATAACCTCATCAACGTAGGGACGCACAGATTGAATCGCTTCGCAGAACGGGAATCCGCCCTCGACTAAATTGTGTCCAAAAGTGAATCCACTAAGCTTCATTGCTCTTAGATAATTTCCTCTTCGCCCAACTTTTTACCAAAGATTCGCTAATCTGTTTTTTAATTTCCTCAGAGTGCACATGTCCTAAAGCGCGATTATTACCCTTTGATGCTATACTCAGCTTCTTCTTAGTTTCATCAGACATATTAAGGCGTGTACTGCTCATCTTTTGTCTAGTTTCCTCTGATGCTTTCTTGCCCAAATTAGCTTGTCTAAGTTTCTCTCTTGTCTCTTCGCTAACTGGTATGCCCTTCCTGCCTTCGCTTATCCTCTGCCTAACTTCATCAGATGGTACTCTGCCCATGCCAGCTTTTGACAACTTATTTCTAGTTTCCTCTGTAGGCTTATAGCCTATCATCCAGGTAGCACTTTTGCCTCTACGTGCCATACTCATTTTCAATCTAGTCTCATCGGAAGCTATACGGCCAAAATATCTTTTACCAGTGTTTGCTATTCTTATCTTTTCCCTATGCTCAGGTGTCAAACTATCCACCCTTAAGCCATCACCACCATTTGTACCATTTACGAGATTCAATCCGAACCTTTTACATTCGGCAATCCATACCTGTTCTATCTCTGACCAATTATCCTCAGTACATTCCTCTAGTATTTCCACCGATGGTCTTAAGCCTTCCAAGAGAAGCTGATTAACCCACCTATCTTTATGAGTAGTGTTATTCTTCTTCGCTTCATGAACATGTTGACTAATGCGAATATACGTAGGATGCTTAGTTCTGCCAATATATCTTAATTCCAAGTTTCTAGGGTCAAATAAACCGTAGATAAAAACTATACTCATATCAGCGCCATCCGTCCACACTTTGCGCAACTGCTTCCCTAACGCATTTACCAAATTGAAACTCTCCTATCATCCTCTCCCTTGCTCTTAACCCCATCTGCTTATACGGTTCATAATCTTCTGTCAATGCCTGGCCCAGTCTGTTTATAGTCCCATGCAGGTCATCGAAGATTGCCGTCTCATCTGACCAGGGATAAGGATCAAACACCTTCTCTGAAATAATAGGTAAGCCGTAAGCAGCAAACAAGGCCAGTCGCAACGGTTCTTGAAATGAGTACTGGTCCTGATGTATGGCTAAGCCAAACTTACTCTGTTTGAGTACCTCATCCTGTTCGGGAGGCCAGCAATTTGGCCCGATACGATCTGGATTGAAGTGCTTATACACCTGAGTGCGCCGTGGTATCTCGTAGGACATGTGAGAGAAGTCGTAACGCTTTTCATCGCCGGGAGAGCCTAAGCCCTCATCACTGCCCAGTGTGACATAGCGGAGTGTAGTTTGATGCGCTAGTTCACGATCACTGACCCATACCTCGTTAAAGTAGAAGTCGTAAATTAATTGGCGTTGGCGCTTGCCATAGTTGCCAACGCTGCCAGCCGAACCGGATGGCCGCTCTAGATTCCACTGAATGAGGTGAGCATTACGGACCTTGTGACGCTGAGAATCGATGTGTTCTATCCAGTCGCCATTCATGGGGGCAGTGATATAAATGCCCTCATCGCTAATATCTAGATCGCTAACGTTGATAATGGGGAATCCCGATAACTCAACCAGTTTCCAGAAATGGTAGTAGGACTCATAGAAATGTCCTGTCTTGCAAAATACGATGTCAGTCATACCATTGAGCTTCTAGTCTCATCAAAATACTTCAATATCTCAGCTTCCGACTTGGGTTTAAGTTCTCGCTTGAAGTAGGCCATACCGTTGTCAACTGAGACAAGTTCCCAACCTTCAAGGCCAAGCTTATTAAAACTATCCGTTGATGACTTGATAATTCCAACGGATAGTTCTTTGTACTCCCACTTCATCAGCCGACTCGAATCGCGTTTAAGTCAGGCAGGATGCCAAACACAGACAGCAGCCAGAGGCATACAACGATGATGACCACGATATTAATAATCTTCTTGATTGTTGCATCTATCATCGTAAGCTGAGTATTGACCAGCCAAAGTAAAACACCGACAACGATTAAAACGACTACTAGAGATATTAGAGACATAATATTATCCTTTCGTTAAATCCTGTTTAGCTTGTTGTAAAACTTCAATTAGTTTATCAAGTACATCAGTTGTTACTTCGAAGGTATCACCGAACATATTACTAATGAGAATCCATGTATCATCTTTGGCATATTCAATAGAGATACTATCATCAACGGCTACAACTTCACTCACATGTGGCGCTCATTCAACTATGCTTGTACTGACCAGAACTGGCCCGTCCGCATCATTGATACGCGCCATAGTGGTGGTATCGGCTATGTGCCTAAAGAACCAGGGGATATTTACCATTTTGGCTATGCCGTCACTGACAAGGTGATGCGCTACAAGTGGGAGTGTCACGGCCATAAAGACGAATTGCGCCCTAACTGGTATGAAGAAAAGTGGCAAGCGTGGCCGCCAGTTGATGACTGCCACCCTACGAATGGCAAGAATGATGAGGGTATAGGCTGGTGGAATCCGGAACCGTTTGACAAGAGGGAGTTACCTTATGTTATGCATAGTCATCCGTATTGGGATAAGGAGCGAATCGAAT